TGCGTGAAACAGAGGGCGCGCGAAACACGATGACGAGTGCGAGTGTGCTAGCGTCGATCCACCGCGACTGGCACCGACTGCGGCTCGTGGCGAGAGTGGCGTCCATGACGATCTACCCCACCGCGCCACCCGGCTTAGCCCTCGGCGACGCGCCCATGGCGCACGGCCGCCACGTGCTGCACTGGAGGGCCACGGAAGGTGTGAATGTGGGCGTACGGCGGTATCTCTGCACGGGGCTAGGTCAGGGCTCCGTCACGTTCCCCGCGGGGGCGGCAGGCGAGATCGTGCACGGGCGCCGTATGCCAGGCGCGTCCCGCGTGTGGCATGCGGACAACCGGGGGCCACCGTGGAGACCACCGGCGCATCCATTCGCGGGGGTCGATCCACGAGGGCGCAACCGAACCGTTATCGCCCAGCCGTTTGCCCGACCGGGGCAACGCGTGTATGCGAAGCTCGACATGGACGCGGGGATCCTGGAGATCTACGTCGATGGCGAGTACCTCGGAATCATCTCGTCGGGAATCTATGGAGTGATGCGGTGGGACGTGCGATTCTGTCCATCGGGCCGCGGCCCGTCCCCCCTGGCCAGCATGGACCTCATCTGCGGGCAGCGAGCGGCGGAGATGCTAGAGAACGATATCGCGCGTTGGGATAGTGTGTGAACCACGAGCGCACGCTCTTGTGTGTGTGAAAATATACGTCCATATTCAAATGCAGATACTCTGGAAGCCCTCTGCGTCGCGAACGCTCGTAGCCCTCGCCCTGGTCGTGGTGATCGATGTCGCCGCCCTGAGTGTCGCGATGCGTGCGGGCGTGTATCCACCGCTGAACGTCGCCCCACTCTACGCCCCGCTCGCCTACGTCCCACTCGCGATGGCACTCGGCGGGCTGCAGGCGGAGAGCCCGCTCGAGGCGGCCGCGGGGGGCGCCCTGGTAGGCGCTCTGGTGTACGGCACGTTCAACGGCACCGAGCTGGCGCTCCGCGACGATTGGCGCACGTGGTACACTCCCGCATTCGACCTCGTGTACGGTACGCTTCTCTGCGCAATCGTGGCGGCGGTCGTCGCACGGGCTGCACGTGACTCATGAATTTCGCATGCAAGGGGCACTTCCGCGACTCACAATTTTGAATTTCGCATGCAAGGGGCAATTCCGCGACTCAAAAATTCAAATTTCGCAATAGTCGCGGACGGTGGGCGGACGGTGGCACCACACGGGCAAGGGGACGATGGCCGAAATGGAGGAGTGCCCCCGCTGCCACCGGGTGTTCCAGGTGGGGCCCCAATGCCCGTGCTGGATGGATGACAGTGACACGCAGGGGGTGTCCGAGGGGGCGCACGAGGGCGACAGCGGGTGCCCGGGCAACACGAGCGAGTCCGAGTCCGACGACTGGGCAGCCCAAGTCCCGGCCCGGGCCCCGGCCCAGGCCGGGGGTGGAGTGCCCAGTGACGAGCGCCCCCCGTTGCTGCGCCAGTGGGCCGACGATCCCTTCGTGGCCTCCCGCAACGCCCGCACAAGGTGCGGGCGCCGCGCCGTCCACGATATCATCGCTGCGGGGACCTCCGCGCTCCTACGGGCCAATCAGGAACTGATCGCACTCGCAGAGGAGGAGGCTCAGCTGGAGCAGAAGCGCAAGCGACTCGATACGGCGGAGGGCACCCTCAAGCAGCGCAAGCGGCTCGCGACCGGGCAGCTGCGCAGCGCACTGAAGCACAGCGCAGAGATCGTGGCACTCGCGGAGGCGACATTCTAAACAACTTTCATTCCACTGCCATGCGCACGATGCGCTCCCCGTCGCTGAACATCCCCATCGCAATCTCGTCCACGGAGCACCGCATCGAGCACACCGATCGCACCCACTTGTCGCAAGGGCGCCAGTGCCCCCCTCCCCGTCGCGCCGTATACTGCTGCCAGAATACACTCGTCGGCTTCCGCTCCGCCTCCCCCTTTCGCACTTTCACATGCCCTTGGGGCACAGGGCCTCGCCCTCCCCCCGTCCCCTTGTCCGTAATCCATGCCACATCCCTCTCATTTCGATGCACACGAATCTTCGCCCCCGGTAGCCCTATCTGCTCTCCTCCCCCTTGCTCCATCGCGAGCATCGCACCGGCGCGATCGTCGTCGACGCACAGCAGTGCCGCACATGCCGCCCCCCCGTGTATGCGCTCGACCCTGACCTCGGACTCGTCCACATAGATTCCGTCCCCGTGGACACAGAAGTGGTACTGAATATCGTCACAGTCGACACCCTTGCGGAGCGGGGCGAAATGGAGGACTCGCATCTATCTTTCGTGGTCTTGCCTGGTGTCCAGCGGCACCCTACCTTTGCGCAAAATCGGTTTAGCGCTTCGGTCGCGAATATATCGCCAGTGCCGGAGCAGCACCCGGAAGGATGGCGGGCGCAGCCGCAGGCTAACCTGTGCACTCAGGTCGTAGCCACGCGGCTCGAACCGGTAGACGGCGAGAGCGAGGGCGAGGCGCTGGCGGGCCGCCACCGTTGGGCCGAGGTCGGACTCGGTACAGACGAGTCGGATCACTTCCATTTTTTTGTGTACAGTCGTAAAAAAACACGGATGTTATTGCCGTGCAGTGCACACTCGCGCAAGTGCGTGACCGGTCAGGTTGCGCAGAGCGGTGCGTACCCCGTCGACCACCACAGCACAGGTCTGGTATCGTCGAGAGCACAGCTGGCTCGACTGGCGTGCGCGGGTGACACCCCTCGCAGCCACTGTGCCGTAGTCAATCCTCCTCACAAGAAAAAGAAGACCACCAAGTCCCAGGGTCAGGTGACCGTGCTCTCGTCCCGTGCCGGCGGAAAGGTATGACGCTGATAGCCACTCTACGGACACCCGAGAGGCGGGCAACGACCGGCACATGACGCCCACGCCCCAACCACGGAGGGTCCGGGCCGATGTCGCTCCCGCCACCTCTCTGATTTTTTCGCATGAGCAGTGCAAATATGATGGCGTGCGGCGACCCGCAGCAGTTTGCCGCGACGGTGGGCCCGGTGTGCGGGGCTCGGGGCTACCAGAGCCGCGAGTGCCGCGATGCGGTCCGCGAGGCCCTGCGGCGACACGGCAACGGCTGCCTCGCCACGTCGATCGTACCCGGGTGGCCCCCCCTCGTGCGGTACGTCTGCCCGAGCACGGACGATTACCTCGGACCGCTCTGCCCCGGTGCTCCGAGCGGTGGTACCGTCACCCCTGGAACTACCGACACCGCCGAAACCACCGGCACCCCCGATGCCGCGGGCCAGCGGCGTTATATGGCGACCCTCGGAACCGCGGGGATCGCATCGGCCGCAGTGGGCGGTGGGATTGCCGTGGCAAAGCTGGGCCCGGTGCTCCGCGATCTTATGTTTACGAAAAGAGCGATTACCAAGACGGACGCAGCGCAAGATGCTCTGTCGTTCGCGGATGCTGAGTACTATGCGAGTGTCGCGTCTCGCTCTCCAGGTACAGATGTGTCCGCGGGTCTGGATTCTACAGTGGACATACTCCAATTTATGAGTGGCATAAATGAGCATGTCGTACCCCCTCCCATGGACGCTGACGATATTGTCCACACGGTGCGGAGCAAGAACGATGTGGAAGAAGTGCTCGCCCATCTGCGAAATCCCAGTGTCGGTGACCCCTCGATAGGCTTTGTCAATGAGCACGAGGGTCTGATCCGCGATCTCCATCAGCAGTTTCACGGCACTGGAGGGTCTCAGGAACGGGCGAGCAGTCTCCAACGTGATTTGACTGCAGCGTTCGATGGGCATCGGGCAAGCAGCCACATACACTGAGCCGGGTGGAAGTACACTGGTCATGCCTTCGGTCGTGGCAGCCGGATCCCCGCCCGGGTCGCCGCTCGCAGGATCGCGTCCATGACCGGACGCGAGCCCGGATCGGGCTCGACCGCCTCAAAGTTGGCGTAGCACACGCGAGCCTGCATGCACGTGTCGCAGTTGCACCTTGGGAGGCGCAGCGGTCGCTCAGCCTCGGCCTCTGGCACGGCCTCGGCCTCTGGCACGGCCTCGGCCTCTGGCACGGCCTCGAGCTCGGCCTCGGACTCGGACTCGGACTCGGACTCGGAGCTCGCCAGGACGTCGGCAGCTGCCCGGAGGCACGTGTCCATCTCGGCCGCGGTCATCGGCACCTGCAACCGAACGATGAGAGCGGCGATGAGGTCGTCTTCGGTCATGGGGGTGCCGCGATGGGACGCCAGTTCAGCCGCGAGGTCCACCCCCGCGACGAGCTGCGCCGTGTAGCACTGGATCAGTGGCTGCATCTCGTCCATCCTTTACTGTACAGGTGGCGATAGTATCGCACCGAGCACCGACGAGAGCTGCTCGAGCGTCTTCCGCGGGGGGAACCGACGGTCACCGCGCTCGATCTGCTGGATGGTCCTGACGGCCACCCCGGAGCGCCGGGCGAGGTCTCCCTGTGAGAGCCCGGCCGCCATGCGACTGTGCTGGAGCTGCTGACGTAGCTCTGTGCGCGCCGCCGCCACGCGCACAGTCTTGCGGTCGGCCTGGATGGTAGCCACCATGCCCCGAGGTGCGGGCTGGGCCGTATACCACGTGTCGACTACAGGCACAAAGTCTACCGGTGCGACTGGTGTCGGGATCATACTCTTTTGATCGAACTGCAATTTTTTTTCCGCCCGAGTCATACCGCACCGGGGACCACCGGACCATTCCCGATTTTCGATAGGGGGCAACTGTCTACTCCACATGTCAGTCGCAGCCGCGGCCGCGCCGCCGCCCGGCGGCCCGCCCGGCGGCCGTGCCCCACTGACCACCATGCAAGCCACCGTCGAGGCGTACATCGACAGCCACGTACTGACGGGGTCGTTCGGCCAGCAGGCGCCGCCGTCCGCGGAGGTGGTCCTCAACGTCCTGCGGGCCCTCGACCGTCGCCTGCGCATCCATGCGACCCGCCCCGCCACGGACCACACGTTCAGTAGCGCCTACGACTCCGTGGAGCTGATAGGGCTGATTGGCGGGGCGATCTGCAACCACACAGACACCCCCGCGACGACCTTCATGCAGCGCTTCGCCGAGTGGGCGCACTCGCAGAACCCCGACAACGAGGCTGTCGCTTTGGCGGCCGACCAAGTCTACAGCCTGGGGTACCGAGTCTCTCGTGTGGCCGCGTGCGTCGAGGAGCTGTGCTTCACGCTCACGGAGGGGGAGAAGCTCATGGGCCTCAATGCGGCCGAGTCTCCGAGCGTCATCAAGATCCGCGACGCGCTAGTGGGCATCGCCGCACGACGCCGGTTGCGGCGGCGCGGTCAGCTGCTGCAGGCCCCGGTGCTGACCGCGGACGGACAGCACAACACTCGGACCTACGCAACCGTGAAGCACCCCGACCTACCGCGCCAAGACTATACGATCGAGGACTTCTGTGTGTACGAAACGAGCAGCGAGCGCAACCCCGAGCTCAACCGCGAGCTCCGCGGCCACGTCGTGGGCGGAGACATCAAGCAGGTGATCGAGGCGATCGCCCGCCAGCCGTTCTCGCAGCTGCCGTACGTCGATGCACACCCCCACGCATTTGCGTGCGAGGACGGGCTGTACATCGGGTTCTTGCACGACGACGGCCTGTACGGCCACCCGCGGTACGACAACCTGTGGGAGGCGCTGCGGGGAGGCGAGGTGCGCGCCGCCACCAACTTCGGCCCCGACGACACCCTCCGCGGGCATCTCGGCTCCGCCGTGCAGCACGATGCCAAGATCGCGGCCGACGTCTTCCTGACGCACGCCCAGGCCCGTGCCCTCCTGCCTCCGGGCTTCACGGCCTCCAAGTATCTGCCCCACACGGGCACCGCCGCCATGGGCTTTGCGGGCGCGGGTGTCCCCACCGCGGAGTGGGAGCGGATCACCACGCCCCTCACGAGCTACATCATGCAGTGCCAGTGGGGCTGCCCGCTGCCGACCGCGGCGAGCCGTGGCAGCTACCAGCGCTGGCTCCAGAGCAATGCGGCGTGCGACGACCTCGACAAGCACTACCGCGACGTCTCCGCCCTCGTGTTTGCGCTGCTCGGGCGGCTCTTCTTCCCGGTCAACGCACACAGCTCCGCATCGGGCCACTCGCCGCTCGACTGTCGGATCGACGGGTGGCAGGCCATGATGATCTTTAAGGGCGAGGCCCGAACCGGCAAGTCGAGCCTCGGGCAGATGGTGCGCGAGTACATGCCACCGCAGGAGGTCGGGAGCATCGCCAACCGCGCAGAGGACGTGTTCGGCCTCCAGTCGCTCTACGACAAGCGCGTGGTCATGGGGCTCGAGCTGCGCAAGGACTTCACCTTGGACACCGGCATCCTACAGCAGATGATCGCGGGCGAGATTGTGTCGATCGCGCGCAAAAACGAGGACCCGATCAACGACCGCAACTGGAGCCCCTCGATGCTCTTCGCGATGAACGAAACGCCGCAGTCGTGGGACGACGCCAAGGGGGCGATGACGCGGCGACTGGTGCCGATTGAATTCCCGAACAAGATCCCGCAGCTGAGCCAGGCCCCGGTGCGGATCAGTGGCGACGTGCACACGGCGGTGCACCGCTCGGTCGAGTGCACGGCGCTCCTGCGCAAGATGTACTGCGCCTACATCCTCAAGGTGGACCGGTGCGGCGCGAGCGACCTCGTGAACGAGCACCCCCCGGGGGCGAACCTGCACCCGCGCGACATCTCGCAGGCCGCCTACGACGACTACCCGCTGCCCAAGGCGGTGCACGTCTGGATCCGAGCGAACCAGCGCAAGATGAACCCGCTCGTGCGCTTCTTCGCCGACGAGTCCGAGATCAAGCCCGTGACACTCGGCGAAGTGGCCGGCGCCCTGATGGAGTTTGGCCACCTCTTCACCGACGTGGCCGACATGGATGCGTTCGCCGCAAAGGTGTACGCGACCGTCGCATGGTCGTGCGTGGAAAAGGTGATGGCGCGAGCGAAGGAGTACACCAGCACCCGCACGGGGGGGCGGGCCGACGCCGTCACCCTGGACCTTGTGAGAGAGCAGCTCACGGGCAGCACCTCGTCGGGGCTGCACTGCTACGACCCCTCCCACGACGGCGACGCCCCCGACCAGATCCTCGCGTGGTCGCACGGCGACGGGCGCGACGCCCCTAGCCTAACCTACCCCGCCCCACATCACACCAACCTGCTCACGGGGGCGCTCGTGCTCTCGTGCCTCCGCTCCGCACGGGATGCGAACAAGCACAACTCGGACGCCCTGGTGATGGCGGTGCGGGTGCTGCTGCACCGGTTCAGCGACGGTCGGTCGCCCGATCCCGGGGCGGACACGGATTCCCGGGTAGACTCCGCGGCCGAGGTGGGGGGAGATGCGCCGCGCAAGCGCCCGCGCTCCGCTGTCGACGATGTCGCTATGGGGGGCATGCCCTCGTAATGAAACCCGGTTTGCGCCCGCTTATTATCCCATGGCCTAAGAAATACGAATGGGGAACATCCCGTCCAACCCCATACCCAACACCGCCGTGGCTACCAACACGGCGTCGGTCGTAGCGACCGTCGCATCGAGTGCCCTGACCGACGAGAGCGTCCGTGCGAGCACGAACCGTGTCACGTCGCTAGTGCAGGATGTAAAGAATGTCACCGTCAAGGGCTGCCTCGAGATCAACCAGGACAGCTTCAGCGTGCAGGCCGTGAAGCTCCAGGGGTCGCTCAAGTCGAACCTGAAGAACGTCATGAACCAGAGCGTGACCAACACCGTCGCCCAGGTCGCCTCGGCACTGAGCAAGAACGCCTCGTCCGGTGACAGCAGCTCGGCGCGGAACCACGTCCGCATCGCGACTGACTCGACCATCACCATCCTCACCGACCTCACGGAGTCGTGCGAGGCCAACACGTCCACCACGATGATCCAGACGGTCGACCGTGCCAGCGCGACCAACATGATTGTCAATCAAGTCTCAGAGGCGGTCGCCACCGTTCTGGTCTCGTGCGTCGCCGACTTTATGACCCAGAACACGGCCACGCAGCGCGACGACAACAAGGTCGGACAGGAGGCCAAGGCTCGCGCCATCGGGGCGAGCAGCACGGCCTGGCTCCAGACACTCGAGATGGTGTTCCTCGTCGTCGTCGCCCTCTGCATCCTGTCCGTCGTGGCGACGGTGGCAGGACTCTTCAGCGCCATCTCGGCGCCGCTCGTGCTCTTTCTCGTCTACATGTACACGGGAGGGATGGCCTACGACAAGGCCACGGGGGTCACGGGACTCCACGACCCGTTCGACGCGAGAACCGTCAAGGACTGCGATGAGAACGCCAAGGCGTACAGCGAGCCGAGCAAGACGATCGTCAACGGCCCGTTCTGCTTCTGCAAGCCGTGGGCCGTGGCCACCGCCCCCGAGAGGCTGCGGCTCACCGGGTTTGTGCACAGGGGCACGCCCACTCCGTGCACCGCCTCGGAGATTGAGGCCACCCTGCGGCGGCTCGCGGCGGAGGACACGAGCGTCGTGGCGGCCAGCTGGTACCGTGACACGCAGTACGAGGACTACCTGCGGGCGGTGTCGACCACGGCGACGTTTGGCGGGTGGCCGAGCAGCTCCGAATGCGGCGCCGGGCAGACGCCCACCAATTTCAGCACCATGAAGAACGCCTTCTCGTTCCTGCAGACACGGGAGATCCAGGACCATGACATCAACGCACCGGGTATGCTCTATGCGTTTGCCCTGGACGAGAGCGCGCCCGCCACCAGCTATGCGTTCACCGCCCACGACAGCTACACGGGCGTCAAGTCACGGAGTGAGGGGCTGCGCGTCGTACCGTCCATCGGGGAGCTCGTCGGGGCGTCGGCGACCGAGGCACGGCGAGTGCAGTCGCTCGCGGACCCGGGCGTGGGGATCGTCGGCATGCCGTACCCGATCAGCGCCGACATCGAGGGCCTCTCAGAGCAGAGCGTCAACGTGTATATTCGCGGCAGCGGTGGGTGGGCACCTCCGTCCATCTCCGACTCGGCCGCGGCCAAAGGGGCCGCCGCCGCGGTCGACGCGATTACACTGCCACAGCTGTGTGTGCCGCGTAGCATGTTTTCCGAGGCGTGCCGCGACGGCTCGACGTGGGAGGGGATCGTCGTCGAGGTGCGTGGCACGGCCGCCAGTGACCCACAGGCCGGGACGTGCTGGTGGGACCGCGACGACTCCCCTGACAAGACACTGGGCGAGACGATCGTCGCGGACAACGTCTGCTTCGCCAGGGCGAACCATCTCATGGTCCCCGACCCCGATGCGGCGTTCCTGGGCCATGCGTCTCCCAGCGATGCAGGGGCGGCGATCCGGGCCGAGTACCAGCGCAAAACCTGCAGTGCCATCCCGCAGTGGATCTATGCGAGCGATGTGGCCGTCGGCCCTGTCAAGTGCACGCCCACCGCCGTGGCCAATACCGCCCTGCTCTTCCTCACGCCGGACCGACGCACCACGGGCCCCGTGGGCTCCAGTCCGGGCAGTGCGCTCACATACGAAGAGGCTATGCAAGCGCGCGCCGACATCTGCCGCCAGACGGTGACAAAGTACATGGCGACCTACGTGGTGCTGCTCGCAATGCACTTTGTACTGTTGCGCATCTCGCGGAACGGTATGCTCAGTCTCTCGGGTCTCGTCTTCGTGCTCGCGCTAGGTGGGTTCGGCGCGGAGTTCCGGGAGCTCTATGGAGCAGGCTATATCGCACTCTGAAGAGACAAGGCCACGGGCCCGACACGAGTCCGAATTCGGGTGTGACCACTCGGGTGCGAGTCCAGTGCCAGGGTGATCTGGACGTCTCGGATTTTTTTTTAACATGTCCATGAATAAACCATGGCGTGCAAAGATCCGGCCGCATTTCGATCCTCGATTGCAAAGTGCAACTTTAACAAATATGGCGGTGTCACAATGTGCCCTGCGTATACGGCCGCGACCAAGGCCAACGGCGCCAAGTGCCTCGCTCTGTCGATCTTCGACAACGGCCCCCCCTTTGGCGATTTCGCATGCAAGGGTGCGACGGGCGAGATGGCAACCATGTGCAAAGCCGCGGGATTTCCGGTCACGGGCGCGGGCGCGGGCGCGGGCACGGATGCGAGCTCGGGATCGGGCGAGAAAAAGGGCACGATGGCCAAAGTGGGCGGTGCGATAGCGTCAGTTCCAGGCTCTATTGCCGACGGGTACTCGGGAATGTCAACCGCAGGGCAAGTCGGCGTTCCGATTGGTCTCACAGCGTTGGTAGGGGCCGGTGTCGCCGAGGGAACCTATCGGATGAAGAGGAGGCAGGTGGGTGTGGTGGATACTGCGCCTGCAAATCCTGGTGACTCGGTGGAAGCAGTTGCACCTGCTGAAGCTGCTGAACAGAGGTTCGAGACACGTAGAGAAGTATTGGCGAGAGTTGCGAAGCGAAATCCAACGGTTGCAGAAGGAGAAGAATTTGCAGGAGCAGTTTAAGAAAACGCGCCATGTATTCGGAACGACTCCCCCACCAATTTTTTCCCACCCGCGGCCTATCGCTTCCGCCCCCCGCGCACCGGGCGCATGAACTTGCCGAGCTGGCCGCCATAGTCATCGTCGGCACCCTCCGCCGCCTCTCCGCCGCGACGTTCCTCGACGTACTTCTCAAACATCGCGTCGCCGAAGGGTTCGCTGTCGCACAGTACCTCGTCGGGGGGGAGCGACTGCTCGGGGGCACGGAGCCCCTGGATGCCCCACCCGCCGCCGCTGCGCACGGAGTCGCCCTCGGCGCCCTCGCAGGCCTCGGGCGCCTCGGCGTCCTCCTCCTCGGAGGGCGCCTCGTCTCCGCCGAAGCGCTCCTCGTAGACAATCCCCTGGCACACGAACGGCGGCGAGACGACGATCGCATGCGTGGTCTGCGTCGATCGGAACTGCTCGATGGACATCGGCCCCCCAAACTTGGCGAGCGCCAGCATCGGGGGCGCCGGCACGATCTTGGCGACCCCGTGCTGCTCTCGGGCGACCTGCGTGAGCAACTGCTTCGCCTGGTACTCGCGGTGGGTGCTGCCGCTCGAGAAGAGCCACGTCAGGGCGCAGCTGTACGAGCAAAAGTTCCCGTCGCACACGATCTGCCCGGTGTCGGTGAGGATGTCGCTCGGGATGCCGATCGGCTGGCATTCGAATGGCTCGGTGCAGTGCCAACAGCACACGGAGGTGCTACTGGGCCACGGCTCCTGCGAGCCGCGGCTCGAGAGCCGCGACAGTGTGTAGCGGCTGCACCGGTTCCAGTGGTGCACTACGCTGTGCCCCGCAATGTCCTGTGAGAACGGCTCGGCGGGCATCGCCTCCCCCCCCCACCGCCGTGTCGGCGGGAACGCCGCCCGCCGCTCGGTGCGCCGCTGGAGCGGAGGCTCGAAAAAAACACAGTGTCACTAGGCGACACGCGTGCACGGGCTGGGGGGGCGGTAGTGACTCGCGGAAGGGGGCGGGTGCGGGGTGCCACGCCCTGTTTCGATGAGCGTCGCCTCGGTCGTCTGGCGCCGCTTAGCGGGGCGCGGGGCGCTCGGTGCCTCGGCGTCGCGCTTCGGTGTGGCCGCGGCGGGGGCCAGCATCTGCGCCGTATAGCGCCGCACCTTGGAAATGACGAGCCGTCGACGCCCGGTGGCCACGGGCTCGTGCGCCGAGCGCCGTGCCCGTGGCACCCCTATTCGCCGCCTGTCGTACCACACACCGCTCGCGGCCGTCCCCATGGACGGGCAGTACTGGCCGAACGTAACACTGGGGGTGACACCGTCCATGTTGTCCGTGTGCCCAAAGATGGCGGCACTCGAGAGCACCTCCATCGTTTCCTCGTAGGAGCACTTCTTGAGTGTTTCGTCGGGCTTCTCGCGATTGATCCCGTGGCGGCTCATGGGCATCACGTACCCGTTGCTGCACATGCTGTCGGCCAGCAGCTGCAGGTGGCGCAGGTCGATGTACGTGCCGTCGTAGGATATTGTCACCAGCAGCTCGCGGAGCAGCGCCGCACGGGCCGCCTCCACGCCGAGTACAGAATACACGTCGGTGACGTTGTTGCTATAGACGTGCCGCCAGTCGACCCCCCCGAGGCAGAGGCACGCCTCAAGGGTCCCGTCGGCGGCGCTGACGACGTGCGTGTCGGCGACGCCCCCCCCGTGGGCGTCGCCGCCGAGCTTGTCGACGGACACGCGCGTGATTCCCGCACACCCCGTCAGGACGGTGGACTCGTAGAGCTTGGTTGCGATGCGCGCCGCCACGTCGTTGCGCATGGCCTCCGGGACGCCGGGCAGCGCGAGCAGCAGCACGATGCGATCGACGCACGGCACCGCCTCGCACTGTACGACTGGCGACCCCTGGGGGAGCCGTGTGCGCAGACACGCCACGATGTCCGTGGCGTGCACGTCGGCGTCGCGACACCGCTCGATGTTCAGCGGAGCGTCAATCGCGAGCTCCGGGTGCAAGGACGTGGCGGCGGTGCCGAGGGCGGCGGCTCGACCGACGGTGCTGTGCGGATCCACCGTCCGCAGCTTGTGTACGGTCGGCGGGTCGCACAGGTCACCGAGGGTGCGCCGCGGCAGCGCCCGTGCAAACTTGGAGGCACTCTCGCGAGTGCGGCCGATCGCCCCGACGAGGGGTAGCGTGACCACCGGCGTCTTGGGCTTGCGCGTCACATCGATGAGCTCCTTGATGCGGCCAATCCCCTGGGTCGCCCCGTTCCCCACCCCGGCGAGGTGGAACGTGTTGAGCGTCATCTGGGTGAGGGGCTCGCCGAATGACTGCGCCGTCACGATGCCGACCATCTCACCCGGGGCAACGAGCGCAGCGGCGGCGCGGTCGCGGAGCTTGTAGCACAGTGCCTCCGTCGCACGGTTGCCGAGGCGGCGCCGGTCGAGCTCGGCGGTGCACAGCCAGTAGCGCACCGTGTAGACGGTGGGACGGGCGCCCTCGGGCGTCATGAGCTGCTCGAGTCCAGTGCACAGCTTCGCGACGATCCCCCCCCTCTCTGCGGTGGCATCGTCACCTGGCAGCGGGAGGGTGGCGTCGAGTGCACGATGCACCGCCAGCGGTACGTGGGCGGACGCCTGTATAGCGACGCCTAGCATCGCCCCGCGGTGGGAGAGCAGCGCATCGCGCACCGCGAGCCACTCGCGGCGCTCTCCCGCATGGTCGCCGAACCAGGCGGGTGCGGGTGGCTGTAGGAGGTGCGGCAGCGCCACACGCTCGATCTTGGCGCCATCGCAGCCGTCGCCCCCGTAGTGCAGCTGAACTACTGCCCGGCGCGCCGACAGCACGGGGCGCCGGGTGCACACGGGGTCGTACGCCACGTGGCCGATCGCCTTCTCCTCGAGGCCCTTGATCGTCCGGCGCTGGAGATAACCGGTCACTGCCGTGCGCACCGCCGTGTCGACGAGGCCCTCGCGCCCGCCCATCGCGTGGAAGAAGAGCTGCGGAGGGGTGAGACCGTCGATGTACGACCGGTCGACGAACCCGTGCGACTCGAGCGACTGCTCGCCCGGGAGGTAGCACGTGAGGGTGCGCGCGGCGCCGACGCAGATGCGCCCGCCGTCCACGCAGTTCTGCCCCACGCAGCCCATTATCTGCGTGTAGTTCACGGGATTTCCCTTGCTTCCCGCGGTCACCATCGTCTCCAGCGCATTGCCCCGCCCCAGAGCCTCGTGCACCGCCTTGCCGACGCTCGAGATGGCACCCGAGGTGATGCGCAGAGTCGCGCTCTCGGCCTCGGCCGCGAGGCCACAGCGCCGGTACTCGGCCGTCTCGGCGACCACCGACCGGGCGCTCACGACCGTGTTCTGCACGGCACGCGCGACACGGTCGCGGTCGGCGTCGGTCGCCATGATGCATGCGCCGATCCCGATGCTGAACCCGCGGGTGGCCAGGAACTCCATGATCACCGACTGAAAGTCGCTCAGGAACCGGGCGGCGCGCTGCGGCCCGTGCTCCTGGCAGATGACCTGGACGATCCCTCCCGACGATGCGCCGACCGTCGCCTTGTCGAGCTGCCCCTGCCGCAGCTCTCCGTCGACGACGACGACGTCCGCGGCGCCGTCGCGCCCGCGCCGGACGAGCGAGATGCACGGCAGGAGGATCGAGACCACCTGGACCCCGCGGTACGTACCGTCGGGCAGCGCGGGCGGCGGCAGCGGGTACATGGACGGGTACCGGACACATGCGAGCATCGCGACCAGTTGGCGCCTGGTAAAGGTGCGGTCCGGGGCCGTCAGGAGATAGGCCCCGAGCAGCGAGTCCTGCACCAGCCCCACGACGGGGCGGTTGCCCTGGGGCGACATGATGAGGCTCGATACCATCATCAGCTCCCGCACCTCGGCCCGAGCGGCGCTCGACTGCGGCACGTGCACATTCATCTCGTCGCCATCGAAATCCGCATTGTACGGCTTGGCCGCCAGCTCCGACATGCGGAACGTCTTACCGGGCAGGATGCGGACACGGTGCCCCATCATCGAAAACTTGTGGAGGGACGGCTGGCGGTTGAAGACGACGACGTCGGCGTGGAGCGGGTTGCCGCCGCCGTCGCTCAGGAAGCGCTCCACGACGTCCCCGGGGCGCCCACCGACGGCCGGGCGCAGCGTCAGCTTCGCCCGTCTACTCGCCGACAGCACCTCGAGGTCGATCAGCGTGCCCTCCACCGTGATGATCGTCGCCGCCCCGTGAATGTGCGTCGTTCCGTTGCGCACCCGGCGGGTGAGGTCCGCAAGGTTGGTGCCGTTGACAGGCTCGGGGACGGTGAGGGTCATAGCGATGCGCGGCGGAATTCCAATCTCGTCGAGGTCGAGGGTCGGGTCCGGCGAGATGACACTTCGCGCCGACATGTTGGTGCGCTTGCCCATTATGTTCTCGCGGATCCGCCCGTGCTTGCCACACAGCCTGTGTTTGAGGGTTCGTGTGGGCGCACCGCTACGCTGCAGCGTCTGGCCGCGACTCCTCGAAGTGTTGTTGTACAGCGCCGAGACGTCGGACTGCAGCTTCTCCCATAGGTCCACGGCCTGCAGCGTCGCCTCGGCATCGGCCGCCGCGGCCCCCCCGTCCCCCCCTTCTGCCGCCTCGGTCTCCGCCTCTGCGGCGCCCAGGTCACGCAGCTCGGCGGCACGGGCGAGGACCTCATCGCGGAAGCCGTCGCCGCGCTCGACCAGGAGGGCTTCGAGCAGCGCCGATCGTTTGTTGATCGACTGGAGGATGTGCGTGAGGTCGTCCTGGCCGCGGCACCGGGCGTCGTTGATCACCGAGGGGCGGACCACCGGCGGCGGGACCAGGACTGTCATCGGGACCATGTTCTCCGGACGGCCGTTCAGCCCCAGTCGCCGTGCATCCTCGTGGTCACACGCCTCAAAGATCTGCCGTGCGGTGAAGGCCGTGAACGGCCTCCGGGCGAGCTCCTGCTCCGCAAGCGGCAGCGCCGCAATCGCCTCCGTGTCCCACGTCGCCGCGATGTCGCTGCCCACCTTGGTGTATGTGGGCTGCTGCCCGGCACAGTGGGGGCATGTGGGGGAGCACCGGCACTCGGCGTACACACTCGCGAAGCGCTCCTCGGCCGTCACATCGTCCGCCCCCTCGCGGAGTGGCTTGGAGCACCAGAAGCACATCACCCGCAGCGTCTTGAGGACGATGTCGACAAACATGCCGTGGTAGACCGGCAGCGGCAGCTCGATGTGGCCACAGTGCCCCGGGCAGACGTACAGGTTGTTGCCACACGTACCACAGGCCGTGCGATGGTCGATTGTCCCCATGCGCAGGTCATTCACCCCACCGATCGAGGGGATGCCTCGGTTGTACATGATCGGATTGGTGACACGGACGACGCTGTAATCGCGGATCTCCTCGTCGGAGAGGAGGCCGAAGTTGATCCGGCGGATGCGCCGGCACTCATTCCCGTCGCCTAGCGAGTGCACAATCCCGTACACCATAGATCCCGACGATCGGACACTGACACACGGGCGGGGTGGCGTGCCGCGAGGTGGCGCACGCGCCCACCAGTGGTAAAAAACACCAGCCGGGTTGTCGGACCGGTGCAAAAATACGATGTACATGACAAAGGCATCATGCCGCCCAGGGTTCACGTGGTGGTCTTCTGCACACACCGCGATGGTATGTACAGTCTCCTCGAGTCGGACGCTCGGAGGTACGGCATCGAGCTCGTCGTGCTCGGGTGGGGGACCAAGTGGGTCAGCTTCTTTGAGAAACTGCGGGCGGTGCACGAGTACACGCGCGGGGTGCACGAGGACGACCTCGTAGTAGTCATCGACGCATTCGACACGCGCATCCGCGGAGGGTACGCACAGATTGTCGAGCAGTGGCGCGGCCTCGGTGCACCGGACGTGGTCTTCTCCAAGGACCCCTCCCTGTTTCCACAGTACATCACCAACCGTGTGTTCGGCGGATCGCTCAACGCGGGGATGTACATGGGGCGTGCCGGGCCGCTCGCCGAGATCCAGCAGGAGGCAATGCGCTTCGAGGCCCAGTGCAAAAAGGACGACCAGTGTGCGTTCAATGCCGTGGCCCAGGGGCAGCGTATTGCCGTCGATTCGCAGCGCACGCTCTTCTACAACCTCCGGTATTCGGAACGCGGACGCGACCTGAGCCAGATTGAGAGCAAGGCCGTGTTCTACGGGTTTCCCGGGAGCATCACATTCACGCGCGTCGTCCGTGCCGCGGGGGAGTACCTCCCGTTCTTCCTCCCCGAGATTTCGGCCCTCGTCTGTCTTCTCGTCGCTATCATGCTCTATCGGAGATACCGGCGCGATGCATGAGTCCCACGGGTGCGGGGATTTTCTGCCAGTATACAAAAACCCGCCTCATATGGAAGACGAGATTGGGCTCGCCTCCGGCGACAAGGCAACCGCTGACAACTATGACCCCGTCGACCGCCTACTCCTGCACCTCTCGCACCGGATGAACTCGTTCCTGCACGACACGGTCCCGGCCGAGTACGCCGGGAGCGAGGGCAACCCAAGTCCGATCCCGAACCTCCTCACGTTGACGAGCCTCCTCACGGCGTCGGCCGCGATTGCGGCCGTGCTGCACCACCGTCGCATCCTTGCCGCGGGGCTGTGGGTCGCCGCCTACTTCTTCGACTGTGCGGACGGCAACTACGCCCGCCGCTACGACTCGGCCACCAAGCTGGGCGATCTCCTCGATCACGTGGGCGACGCAACCAAAGTGGTGAGCCTGGCCGTCGCACTGTGGTACGCCAGCGGGCAGTCGCTCGGTGAGTATCTCGTGGACAAGAAGGTCGGCCTCCTGGTGGCCGCACTCACCGGCGTAGTCTCTGTCGGTGCCGTTGGCTGCCTCGAAAAATCATACAAAACGACCCGCACCGGGATTGAGCACTCACAGACACTGGAGCTCACTGAATTCCTCTGCCCGCTCTCCATCGGAGGTGCAATGGGACTCGGCATTGTGAACGCGGTCGTCTTCCCGGCTTTGGTGGTGGCCCGTGCGGTCTGAGTCCAATCACGATACTTTCAATTCATCCAATACACTCGACCTCCGCCACCGCCTCCACCGGCTCCACCGGCTCCACCGGCTCCACCGGCTCCACCGGCTCCACCGGC